CCAGCACCCGTTCTCGGTCGAGGATTGGGATCCGACGACGCCCGGCAAATTCCTCTGGGAGAAGCTGGTCAAGAAGGGTCCTGACGGGGAGATGTCCCCGATCCACTTCCCGGACGCGCTTCGGTTCGTTCACATCGACCCCTCGGTCAGCGGTGACGCCACCGGTCTGGCAATGGGTTGCGTGTCGGGATTCCGGAAGGTTTTCCGGGAGGACTCCGACGGCAAGAAGTTCGAGGAAGACGCTCCCACGATTTGGATCGACCTCATGATGCGGATCGTTCCTCCGCAGGGCGGCGAGATCTTCCTTGGGGACGTGCGCAGCCTGATCTACCAGCTTTCGGAGCGCGGCTTTCCGATCAGCAAGGTTTCGATGGACTCGTACCAATCGGTCGAGTCGATGCAGCAGCTGCGGTTGAAGGGCTATCAGACCGAGATCATCTCGGTCGACGCGCACCTGGATCCGTACCAGATGCTCAAGGGCACCATGTACGAAGGGCGCGTGTCGTTCTACGACTTCCCGATCTTGATCACGGAGCTGAAGAACCTGCAGCTGGACTGGGTCCGCAAGAAAGTCGACCACACGTCGACTTCCAGCAAAGACGTTGCGGACGCCCTTTGCGGTGTGGTCTACTCGCTGACGCAGAAGTACAGCAAGAAGGGCGGAGCTTCCCCGTACGGCGCCCCTCCCATGATGGGTATTTCCGAGCATCAGAAGCAGGAGACGTACGTTCCGATCGATTCGAAGAGCGGAAAACGCGGGCAGATCCTTTGGCCCGACGAGTACGAAGAGCAGATGATGGAGAAGGAAGCGGCCGAACAGGAAAAGGATAGGGACTTTGAGGGGGGAGACGACGGCCAGATGCCGCCGTTCTTGGTCGGATGAAGAACAAGCTTTTGAAGCTGGTCACCGAGCTTAACGCGCTCGTTCCCCCTGATGTGATCAAGAAGAAGACCGGCGGATTCCTGTGGCCGCCGCGCCCGGAGATGCCGGGTCAAGAGGTCCCGGATTACGCCGCGCAGCTGAAGCAGAACGTGGCCAACTCGGAGAAGTCGGCGCAAATCCAAGCCCGCGCGCGGACTACCTGGCTCAGGGAAGGTGTCCTGGACTACGTCAAGGCGACGCAGGACCCGGCTATTTGGGATCTGGAGACCAGCAAGCTTCGCCCGCAGGTGAAGGACGAGCTGCTCGGCCGCCTGGATAAGGGGCTTGCAGCACTTTCCTTCGATCCCTCGTGGGTCAAGGGCGTGGCCATCATCGGATCCATCGTGGGCCGCCAGTGGCGATCTGATTCCGACGTGGACATCGAGATCATGGTCGACGAAGGGGTTCCTGACGAGGTTGTGCAGGGCGCCATCGACAGCTTTGTTGATTCCGTGAACGGCATGCCGCTGCAGGGCACCGTGCATCCGGTCAACTTTTTCTTCACCAAAAGCAGTCCTCCGATCGAGACGCTGGAGGGCGCGTACAGCCTGGTGGACGACACCTGGACCAAGAAGCCCTCAGAGCCTCCCGAGAATTTTGATCCGGAGACTGAGTACGCTGAATCGTTCAAGGCTGGACGGGAGATCGCCGACGAGATCGTGGAGCTGTTCGCGGAACTCCGTCGGGACGTCTCGGACATGCAGGAACTGAAGAACGTGGACAGCGAGTTCGCCGATGACCTGCAGTTGAAGAAGCTGCAGGCCATCAACGAGACGGTGCTCTGCTTGACCCGGATCTCCAAGGTTCTGTGGCGGGTCCGGGATGACGCCTTCAAGGCGGGCGGGGATCCTCAGCATTCGCCGGAGAATCTCCTGTACAAGTTCGTGGAGAAATCCGGCGAACTGAAGCTGCTCCACAAGCTTTCGGATGTTCGTGGCCGGTACATCGACGATCTGGCAAAGGTGCTCGGCGCTGGGGGTGAGAATGCGTAGCTTATTTTTGCTGTTGCTTCCGCTGTTTGCTACCGGCTGCGGCATTCTGAGCTTCGGGGATGACAAACTGCCTGAAGTCTGGGTGATCGAAGACGTGCCGATCCGTTTCTGGCGCAAGCTGGAACCCGACGACGATCGCCCTGACCGGGTGGCGGAGCTGCTTATCGCAATGAATCGCCGGGTCTACGACGCCACGGACGGTCAAGTCCGTATCGCCAAGTTCACGGTATACGACACGCCGCAGCGCGGGCCGGGCAATCTTGGCCAGGGAGAGCTGCACGATGCGAGCGAGCATCTTAGGGGGCACGCCGCGTTCGGGTCTCCCAAGCTTCCCGGCGTCTGGCACTTCTCTCTGCACGAGGGCGGAAAGCTGGGCCTCTTCAAGCAGGCGGCTGAGGCGAGTCACGAGTGGTTCCACGCCTACGTTGGCCTGATCGATGAGTATAGGCTTGAAGAAGAAGGTACGTCTGCCGCGTGCTCGAAAAAGTGGTTGGACAGGCAGACGTCCGGCGCCTGCACGATGTACATCAACGAGTACAGCGAGCTGTGCCGGAAAGAAACCCACAACCCGAAAACGTGGCAGGGGCAGAAGCGCGGCATGTCCTGCTACGAGTGGCTGGCCAAAACAGTGAAGGACGACGGCAAGGGGCAGATCATAATCCCAACCAAGTGCTACACAGGGCCTTCCAATCCGCCGGATCCCATAGTAAACTTCGTGAAGTAGTATAGAGGGGAGCAGGAAACAGATGGGACTCACGTCGATCCAGGCAGATATCCAAAACGTTCTTGATCTTCTGACGGCCATGTCCACCAGCGACGCCACGCCCGATTCCCTTGGCGACGACATTTCGCAGGCTTTGGAGATGCTAACCAAAGCTTTGGCCGACACGGAAAAAACTTCCGCGGACGTTATCGGGAAAGATGAGGGCCTCAATAGGCTCTGTGCCGTAGTACGGTTGCTGAAAGAAGAGCTTGCCCGCAGGTGGAGCCTGTCGTGAGTTGGCTTTCGACGCTCAAGTTCCTCACGGAACCTGACCAACTGAATACTGTGCAGTTGGCCGAAGAGCGTCGTCCTATCGAGCCTGCGGCCGTCAGCAAGAACGTCTCGAACAAGGACATTGAGGTCTACTTCACCCCGGGATTCCTTCCGCAGGAAATCATCACGGCGCACATGGAAGCTGCGAAGGAAACCTTGGACATCGCGATCTATTCGTGGACGCTGCCATCCCTGGCTGCGGCGGCCATCAACGCCCACAAGCGCGGCGTCGTAGTTCGGGTCGTCGAGGACTACGAACAGGGGAAGGCGGACTACTCAGTCACCGAGCAGCTCGTGGATGGCGGGGTCAACGTCGTTCTCGACGAGCAGTCTGGGCTCATGCACAACAAGTTCATGGTGATCGACGACAAGGTAGTGCTCACCGGCAGCTACAACTGGACGCGCGCAGCGACATCCCGTAACCGCGAAAACTTCTTGGTGATTGCTCAGGACCGGATTGTCCGGGCCTACAAGGAAAACTTTGAAGAGATCTGGCGAAATAACCAGATCTTGAAGCGATAGCAGTAGGGAGTGAGGGGGCGATGAAGGCTTGCACTGAATGCGGCGATACCATGCGTCAGGTGTCGTACGCCGACGGATCCTTGAAACGGACGATGTACTGGTGCGGGTGGTGTGCGACAGAGCACTCGGAGACGAGCCCGCTTGAAGAGCCGCTGCCTGCGATCATGGCCGGGCCGCCTCTTAACGGGATCGTAAAGCTTGAGCAGACGCGAATCGGTCCTCACGGCGGTAAAATCTACAAGAGGCTGTGGTAATGCCGGATCAAGGGGATTCCACGTTTCCTGACGGGCTTGTCGTAGAGGGCAAGTCGTACAGGGTCCTGGTTGACAGCAAGGAATTCTACATCGGAGTTCCTGTTCCGAATCCCCGCGTCCGGCTGCCGGAGAAGAATCTTCGGTCCAGAAACGAATATCACATCACGCTCATCTCTCCGGATGAGCTGCGAAACCTTCTTGATCGAAAAGGTTGGACCATCGAGAAGGCCAAAGAGGATCTGGACGGATACGAGTTTGAGACCGAACCCCAATACTCATGCATGGGGAAACAGGAGAAGGGCGAGAACGCCGTCTACTACATCGTTGTCCGGTGGCCGGAGGCGCAGGAGTTCCGAAAGCTGTACGGGTTCGACAAAACGGATCTTCACGTCACCCTGGGATTCCGAACAGCGGATATCCACGACGTTCCGAAGAACTCCAGCACCTGCATCGGGAAGCTTGGCGAGGACATGGACAGGCTTGAGGAACTCGTACAGCAGCTCAAAGAGGCTGTCCATACCAGGGACGTTGCCGAGGTGCTCGGCGTCGAGGAGTACGACCTGGAGTACGATGCCCAAGAAGCTTCGGTGAAAGGCCACGCGCTGATCAACGTCTTGGTGACCGGAAACGACGGTCTGAAGGGCAAGCTGAACTGGACTGACGTTGAGAGCGCCTCCTCCGGAATATTGAGATCCTTGGAATACCAAGTCATGGGGATGCTCCAGGACAGGGTCAACCAAGAACCAAATGTGGAACTTCCCGACGGTTCGGAGTACACTCCTGACTGGGAAGCTCACGGGAGCATCGCGTGGCCTCAGCAGAATCCGTTCCGGATCAAGAACGGTGAGACCAACGAGATCGAAGTGGAAGTGGAATACAAGGACGAGGTAGGCTAGTGTCGCTCGTCAAGCTGGAGAGACTGACCGGGAAGCTGCGGGAGCAGTTTGGCCGTCCTATCGTCACCATTACCGTCCCCCACGCCATCTGCCGCAACCAGGCGGACATAGACAACCACTTCTGCGACGTGGTGGCGGCGCCGGTGGGTCGCGCAATCGCGGACAAACTCGCCGATTCCCCCTTCCAGCCGAATCTGATCATGCCCACGATCAGCCGGATGGAGGTGGACATGAACCGGCCGGTCGCCCGGGGCCAGTCCTTCAGGACCCAAGTCGACGAAGCTTTGGGATCCAGCAAGTATCTCCTGGACGTCCACTCCTTCCCGGAGCTGGGCGGACCTTGGTCGGTTGACTGCTACCTGCTGAAGCTGAAGTACGGCGCGAACAACGACGATGTGGTCTACGACCTGGCGGATCACCTGATCACAAGGGGGATCAACTGCGCGGTGGTCAGCGCCGAGAAGGAAAACGACGTCGTCCTGTCCGCCATCGAGAGGGGCATTCCGGCGACGTTGGTGGAATTTTCCGAGCCGGTAGTGAATTCTGAAGGCATAAATGGTAGGCTTGTGTCGAACTTCGTGGCTGGCTTTCAGGAGTTCCTCGGAACTAGGGGTTTGGAGGGAGACAGACGTGGGAATCTTTAGAAAAATTCTGGCGGAAGGCAAGGACCTGGCGTCGGTTGTGGACGGCATCAAGAAGGCCGTCATGAACTTCAAGACGCACCAGGACAACGAGGAAGCGCTTTACGGCAAGGAACTCACCAAGGTTGAGGACCAGGCTTCGAAGGCGCTCATGGCCATCGCCAAGGTTCTTGATCAGAACAAGAACGCCTTGGAGGCCATGTACGACGACAAGTGGACCGGCCGCGTCAACCAGAAGCTCGCCGAGTGCGGGCAGACGGTCATGGGCCTCGCCGATCCTCTCGCCGCCACACTGGCGGAGTTCCGTGAAAAACCCAAGGCTGGCGGCACGAAGGACTGCGCAGCCTGCAAGGGCAGCGGCCTGCAGGACAGCGAAGAGTGCCAGGTCTGCCAGGGCACCGGCGCGATGGAGCCGGAAATGGAGCCCAGCGTCAAGGGCGAAAGCAAGAAGGCAAAGAAGTAGGCATCGATAGAGGGAGGATTCATGGCGTTGGACAATTTGGCGAAGGCGGTCCGGACCTTGCACGAGGCCGTGACGGCTGGCCGCATGACGCGAGAAGATGCGGACTCGGATTCGGGTACGCTCTCCGCCGACGACATCCTCGGCGTGAGCAAGCTGGACCCGAAGCTGGCGAAGCAGCGCATCATCCAAGTCAAAAATGCGCTTGCCGGTGCGATCGGCGGAAACAACTACCGAGTGCTGAGCGACGGCGATGACTTCTTTTCACTGACCTTCGACAGACGTCGCAAGCCGACGGTGCTGCGCGCTTTGGAAGCTTTTCCGTGGGCGACGGCGACTGTCCCCCCTGACGACTCGGGTGATCAGCCGGGCAATAGCATGGAGCTGACCATCGACGTCAACCCGGATGGCCGTTCACAGTGGGCTGAAGCTTTGATTCCTGCGACCGGCGGTCCTATGGTAGGCCGCAAGCCTACCGAAGCCGTCAAGAAGGCGGTCGACCCCAGCCACCCGACTGAGCCCATCGAGAACAACGGCGACGCTCCGGCCGGATCGCCGGACGCCTTGCCTCCCTTCGGATCCATGGTAGAGGCGGCGAAGGTCGCCCTTCTGGACCGCAAGGATCCGCATGAAGCCGTCGAAGCGCTTCTCGGAGAAGGCGAGCCGGAAGACGAAACGCTGGTCGTCCGGGCCGTGGAAGCGGCGCTGGCCCTGTTGGACATCGCAGTCAAGGCGCCTGAACCGGCTCCTCCGGAGGGGGAATGATCTACGACCAAGAAACTACCGCGAATTGCGCGCAGTGCGGCAAGGTCACGCGCGGGAACTATGTTTCCTGCAGCAAGTGCGGCAAGACCCTCTGTGATCGCTGCGATGTTCGTGGAACCGGTTGGTGGGAAGAACCGCATTGCGCGGACTGCAAGAGCAAGATCGGCAAGGAAAATCTGAGCGAAGCCGAGAAGGCTGACCTGTACGGTGCCCTCTCCGGGATGGAGGGCGGTCTCAGGCAGTTCCTGGCATCGGCCGACGAACCTGTCGCTCCGATGGACGCGGTAATCGGTGCCACGGCCAAGATTGCTGATCAGGTGCAGGCTGGCGCTCCGGTGACCAGCGGCGAGATCGGCCAGATCATGAGCCTGGTTCCCGCCGTGAGCACCTCCTTCGCCAAGATCTACGAGCTGTTCAAGACCGCGAAAGAGTCCGGAGCCGCTGCCATCGAGCAGGTTCTCGGCAAGGTCCCGGCTGGCAAGCCCAGGGGCCCCAAGAAGCCTCCCACCGATTACAGCGGGATTCCTGACGCGGATATCGCCAAAGGAATCGCGGAACTGGCACCCAAATTCAAGACGGCGCTGGCCATGGTCAAGGATTTGGGCGGCAAGCTTGCGGATCAGACCTCCGCCGTCCTGAACGACATCGACGCTGGAAAGACGGATGGCGCCGAAGGCGTCAAGTCGATCGTGCCGCTCTTCCTTGAGCTGCGCGACTCTTTCGGCTCTTACTACTCCATCCTCAACAGCATGGCCCGCCGGGTGAACCAGCTCCTGAACAACGTCGGGCACTCCAAGGCCAAAGACGCCGCAGCCCCGGGCGCTGAGCCGGTGGCGGAGGCGATGATCGTCATCCCGTGGGGCGACGAGGAGTTCGACGGATACGACGACGGCATGCTGGAGTCTGGGGGCGGGGACGTCTGCCATGAATGCGGCTCTGCTATACGCCCCGGTGAGGGCGTCCCTCACACCCAGAAAGTTCGCGGTAACACGATGACGCTCACTTCATGCCCCTCCTGTGCGCAGGCTCGCAAAGCGCTTCGCAGGCGCCCCAGTAAGGCGGCGGCTGAACCCGAAGGCCCGGAAGATCGTCCGGATTACTCTCTTCCGGATTATGAGGAGAGCATGCCGAAAGACGGCAAAGTACGCGATGCCGAGGGCAGGCTGGTTTCCGTCCGTTGCCGTTGCGGCAGCGACGTCGATCTGACGGATCTGGGCGGCAAAGACACGTCGTGCTCGAAGTGCGGCCGAGACTACAACTCGTCCGGGCAGGAGCTGGATCTTGCCAATTACGACGAGCGCGAGGACGGTGATCCTGATTACGAGGCGCTCAAGAAGAGGAACAAAGCCATGATGGAAGCCAAGAAAGCCGCTGCCAAGAAGGCCAAGACGGAAGAGATTCCGGTCGGTGCGGCGGGCAATCTTCCCGCTCCTTCTGGCGCCCCTCCCATCGGAGTGGAGACGAAGATTTCGATTCCTCCGATGATGCAGGTCGAGCGCTTGGTCCGGTCTCTCAAGAACCAGATCATCGAGGGGCTGAAGTAGCTGATTCGCCGTTGACTCAACAGTGGTTAGGTGGTAGAGTTTTGGCTGATGCAGTAGTCAGTATCGACTGAGGGGGAGATATGGCGCAGACAAGCACAGTGATGCCCACGGGAATTCGCGCGTTCAACACCGTCGTGGTGGCTGGCGCGGCCGAGACCGAAGTCCTGTTCGTCAAGGGCGGCGACGGCCAGCAGCTCTCGCTGGAATCCATCGACGGTTCTTCGACGGCTACGGCCGTCCTGCGGATCTACTCGGTGTCGCAGGGCTTTGCGACGCCTGCGCAGATCGGCCAGACCAACCTCCCGGTTGGAAGCTTCAACACGACATTCGTCGGCATGGTGACCGCGCCGGACGAGGTCATCCCCCAGCCCCTGCCTTTCAAAGCCGCCGTCGCTAACGGCGTGCTCGGCAACGGCGGGCTTCGTATCACGGTGCAGTACGTCGGCGGTGGCACGTTGTCCATCGGGGCCAACGTCGACCGTCGGCTTGATGGGCCTTTCGAACGGTAGGATCTAGGAGCTAGAGGAGGAAGCGATTATGGCACAGAACACGACCATTCTCCCGACGGGGACGCGGGCATTCAACTCGATCACCAAGGTTGGCGGCGCCGAAGAGGCGATCATCTTCGTCGCGAACGGCGAGGGTGGCCAGCTGTCCTTGGAAGCGATCGACGGCACGGTCAGCGCGGTCACGGTGGCCAAGATGTACGCGGTCAACGTCGACGGCTCTGCCACGCAGATCGGCGAGACGTCTCTCGCGATCGGCAACTTCAGCCAGGCGTACAAGGGTGGCATGTACGCCACGGTGCAGGAGTTCCTCAACCAGAAGATCTCCCTGCGCGGTGCGGCGAACCTCGGCCTCCTGAACAGCAGCGGCATCCGGATCACGGTCACGGCCGCGCCGGGCACGCTCATCGCGCTGGGCGCCAGCCTCGACCGTCGTGTGGATGGTCCGTTCTAGTCCTGGATTGCCGTAGGGAGAAGAGACTATGTCCTTCAACATTAATGCGAGCTGCCAGGCGCAGTCCACGGACGGCGTCCTGCTCAGCAAGTCCATCACGAACCTTCCGGTCAACGCCAAGGTTTTGCTGGATGACATCTTCGTGGCTGGCTCGATCGACCTGGCCACGTACCTGACGTCGATCGTCAATCCGCGCGGCTGCTTCATCGTTGCCGATGGCGACGGTTATCAGCTGAAGTTCGACAGCGTGGGTGCCTTCACCGTGAAGGCGTTCAAGCAGACGTTCCTGGAAGTCACGGACAACACCCCGGGCCCGTTGGGGACGTTGGACATCGAACTCCAGGCCACCGGTGCGGCTCAGCGTATCCGCATGTTCGCTTGGGGCGATCCGGTCTAAGCTGGGGGATTGATGGCCAACTTCAATATCAACGCCAGCTGTCAGGCGCAGTCGACTGACGGAGTGCTGTTGAGCAAGTCCATCACGAGCCTTCCGGTCAACGCCAAGGTGCTGTTGGACGACATCTTCGGACCCGGCCCTATCAACGTGGACTTGGTGCCGTACTTCGAGTCCATTTCGAACCCGCGCGGCGCCTACCTCGTGGCGGACGGGGATGGGTTTGGCGTGCATTTTGATGGCGCTCCGCCGCCCTACACGGTCAAGTCGTTCAAGCAGATGTTCTTGGAAGTGACTGACAACTCCCCCGGTCCGTCCGGGGATCTGTACATGAACGTGGAGATGCGCGGTGCAGCTCAGCGGTTCCGTGTTTTTGGGTGGGGTGACCCGACTTAATTAGCGCGAGTAGTACACCAAAGTGGATCTGAGGCGGGGGGGCAAGCTATAATCTTGCTCCTCCGTTTTTCTTTAGGTGGACGTAATGGGCGGACCTCTAGACTGGATCCGGTCGGTATTCGGCCGACAGCAGGCGCGAGTCGATCAGGCCATCAACCCGGCAGCAGGCACAACCGGCGAACCGCTGGGGATGGACCTTTACACCTACTACGGCATGGACGCGATTGGTGACTACCTTCGCGTCGATCAGGACCTGGTAGCGCGGTACCTCGACTACAACGAGATGATCTCCTACCCGGAGATCGCGGCGGCTGTGGACGTCTACGCAGAAGACGCCTGCATCACGGCCGACACAGAGATTCCGTTTCTTGATGGGACTACGCGCACGGTTGGGGACCTGTACGCACGTGGCGTGAAGGACGGCTGGGTCTACGGGTACTCCAGAGAGAAGGATCGGTTCACCGCCACCTGCTTTGAGCGGGTGGACATGGTCAACCCGAATATTGAGATCTTGGAGGTCGTCTACCGGAAGCGGACTGGGGAAACTGGGTCCATCAAGGTGACGCCGGAGCACAAGTTCCTGCTTAGGAACAAGGAGTACGTTCGGGCGTCGGATCTCAAAGTCGGTGATCGGTTGATGCCGCTCTACCGCTGCCAGAGCAGGCTTAGCCCTCGTGCGAAGAAAAAGTACGAGCGGATCATGATCGACCCAAAATCCTCCTGCAAGAAGTGGCTGCCGACGCACATCATGGTGGCCTCCGAGTTGTACACAGCGGTGCAGCTGGACGGGAAGCAGGTTCACCACAAGGACGAGAACACCCTCAACAACGATCCGTCGAACTTGGATCCGAAGACCCCGGAGGAGCACGCCTCCGACCACCACGCCGAGCGGCGGGATTATTCGGACCCGGAACTGGTGGAGAAGCTTCGTAAGCAGATCAAAGGTGGGCGGCGTGGAATTCAGAAAGCCGCTCTCGGTGTCGGGCATAGCGTCAGCGAGTTGTGGCACTTGGTCAAGCGGATGGGGTACTCAGGTTGGAATGATTTCTTGGTCTCGTGCCGGGTGCCGATCCGGAAGCTTGATCACCAGAAACCTGGGACCGACGAAGACCGGCTGGAACAGGCGTTGGCGGCGTATGCGGCTGCTCCGGAGGGAGGGGCCAAACGCGCCGCTAAAACGATTGGGTACAGCACCGGCGGGTTCTACCTGTTCTTGAAGCGGATGGGCATCACGCCGGTCCGATTCAAGGAGATGGCAGAGGCCGGAGTTGACGGTAACCACCAAGTCGTCGAGATCAAGGCCGCCGGACGCGCTGCTGTCTACGACCTCGTGAACTCCAGGCAGACCGGGAACTTCGCTGCTGGTCGCGATGGTCAGTACGTGGTGGTCAAAAACACCCAGCCCAACACTATGACGGGCGACACGGTCTGGATTGAATCGGACGACGAGGAAGTCCGGACCGATCTCAGCACCATGCTCAAGAAGCGCGTGGACATCGAGAACGAGATCTGGGGAATCGCCAAGACCCTGACGATGTACGGCAACGACTACTCTGAGATCTTGGTTGCGAAGGATGAGGGCGTCGTTGGCCTGCATGCGCTTCCGCCTGAGACGATGCGCCGGATCGAGGGGCTGAAGGGCGAGCTGCTCGGCTTTGTGCAGGACCCGACCGGCCAGTTCCGAGTCCAACCCTCTGAGTTCGTCGAGATCTTGGCGAAGAAGAAGCCGATCCCCGGAGGGGTGGCGGTCTTTGAGCCGTGGCAGGTGGTGCATGATCGCCTGCAGAACCAGTATCGCCAGAGCCCGTACGGCTCCAGCATCTTGGAACCGGCACGCTGGATCTGGAAGCGCTTGCTGCTTCTTGAAGACGCGATGCTGATTTACAGGCTTACGCGCGCTCCCAGCCGCTTTGCCTTCTACGTCGACGTCGGCGACATGCCGCCTCGCCAGGCAATGCGCTACATGCAGACCATGCGGCAGAACTTCCGGAAGAAGAAGTTCGTTAATCCGCAGACCGGCAAGCTTGATCTGCGCTTCAGCCCGCTTGCTCAGGACGAGGACTTCTACATCCCCGTCCGTGGCGGCAGGGAAAGCACACGTATCGACGTGCTCCAGGGTCCCGACTTCCCCGGAAGCACGGAAGACACGATGTACTTCTTCCAGAAGCTTCTGACGGCTTTGAAGGTTCCGCCCGCGTTCCTCGGCCGCGAGGAAAATACATCAGCCAAGAACGTCCTCGCCCACGAGGATGTCCGTTTCGCCCGTGCGGTCATGCGGGTGCAGCGTGAGCTGCGCAACGGCCTCAAGAGGGTCTGCAACGTCCACCTGGCCTCGCGGAACATCGACCCGGAGTCCGTCGACTACGAAGTCTTCATGACCACGCCCAGCGGGATCTACGAGCTGGCGCAGATGGAGATTCGGAAGGCCCGCGTCGAATTCGCGGAGCTGCTCCAAGACGGAGAGTGGGTCTCCAAGCGCTGGATCATGCGGGAGATCCTTGGCTTCTCCGACGATCAGGTCGATCAGATGATGAAGGAGCGGGTTGCGGAGGAGGAGTCGGGGGCTCCGCCGGATCGCAGACCGGCTCCCCGGCCGTCCGGGCCTCCGCCCACGGAAGAGCTTCAGCCCGGCGAGAAGTACAAGCGCGGGGCACATGGGCGGGTCATCGTCGACGACATCGATTCCGGCAGCAAGAAGGCCGAGGCGTACGCGAAGAAACACCTCGATGAAATGCTCAAGCACAACAAGGGCATGGACAAGCGGCTGGCTTTTCTCAGCGGGCTTTGCCAGGACATCCGACTGAACATGCCGCGTAACGGCAAGCACTGATGAATGATGCTTGACAAAGGCAACGTCAAGTAGTATGGTCTTAGGGTCAAGCAGATCAACGGAGGGAGGCCGAGTGGGGAACAGCACAGCTGAAACCGAAGTCAAGGTGAGCGGACTTCCCTCAACGGAGCCCGCCGTCAAGTCGGACAAAACCTCGAACTTCTCTGTCATCTCCGTTCCTCCCTATCAGGAAGCCATCTGGCTTGCTGAGATCGGGATCGGCGCGGGAATCGCGACGGCCAAGTACAGCCCCGACGAAATGCTTGAGCTGGCGATGATCGCCAAGGCCCACGGCGCCCCGATGGCGCTGGACTTCGTGGGTAAGGGCGCCACCGCCAAGAAAACCAAGGTTCCGAATCTTCCCGCTCTGTCCGAGGAGCTTCACTCCATCTGCAAGAACTCGATCGAGTGCGGCCTTCAGGGCATCCGCTCCATGATCAACGAGGAGCGCGCCAAGTTCGGCGGGACGGATACGGTCGGGGTGGCCACGATCGCCACGTACGACAACCACGCCATCGTCTTCAACACGAACCGCGAGGTGTTCCGCGCGGCGTTCGCCAAGGTTGACGGTAAGGCCGTCATCGGCTTGGTCGAGAAGCTTGAGCTTCGCCCCATCAAAGAGTACCTCGAAGAGGAGATCGCTGGCCTGGATCAGGCTGTCGATGACCTTCTGGAGGGCCGCAAGGGCAAGGCCAAGATCCGGATGGCTGAAGTCGTCTCCAAGTTCGGGTCCACCTCGGACCTGCTGCGCGCCAAGTACCGCGTGATGGCCCGCCAGATGACCGGCGACCACCAGTGGAAGAAGTACATGGCGGAAAACAACGACCTGGTCCGCAAGCTTCTCCACGGCGAGCTGAGCAAGCTGCGCGAGACGGCCCACAAGCCCCGGTACTCGGTTCTGTATACGACCGAGAAGCCCGTGGTCAAGGTTGGCGTGGCTGAAAAGCTGATCGCCGAGCTGAAGGACCTGGGATCCAAGGCCCAAGAGCTGGTGTCCCGGATCCACGAGTCGGTCAAGGTCAGCGACAAGGTCATGGACGACACGAAATTCCACGACCTGGACAGCGATGTCCAGATGAGCAAGTTCAAGGGATTCGCGGCGGACTACGTCGAGGATCTTCAGGGTCTCCGCAGTGCGGTCCAGGAAGCCCTGACCGACGGCGATGTCACGGCGATGGCGCTGGTGTACGATACGGCCGCCGACAAGTTCGAGTCTTTCAAGCTGGCGGGCCGTCTGATTGAGAAGGTCCTTGAGGACCTCAAGTCCAAGGCCCAGAACAAGTAGAGGGGGTACGAAGATGGTTACGATCAGGTCGCTCGGCGAAGAGCTGCGGTCCCTCGGGTTGCTCCAGGAGTCCGCTCCCGCTGTTGTTGAGACGCCCGCCGCCCCTGCGGTGGACGCCAAGAAGCTTCTTGCCCGCAAGCAGGAAGCCCGCAAGATCCGCACGCGCATCGAAGGGCTCCAGTCCGGCTTTACGGCCGTGAAGCCCGCCGTGATCGCGGAAGCGAAGTCGCCCTCGACGGCGAACAAGACCCGGATCCAGAGCCTGTTCGAGGAGCTGGAGAGCCTGACCGGCGAGCAGACCGAAGCGTCCGGCACCAAGGCGTCGCGCATCATGGGCGACGTGCTGGAGATCGCCCAGGCCATCATGAAGAAGTACGGTTCCCACGACGAGGTGAAGGAAGTCTTCGAGGCGCTCACCGGCGCCGCGCAGGCCCTCACCGGCCGTCTGACCGAGATGCAGAGCGGCGACGCCGAGCGCGAGGTCAAGAAGGTCGTGGCTGAGCTGGTCGAGTCGCTGGAATGGCTGCTCGAAGAGTTCGAGAACGTGACGAAGATGCCGCTCCAGGGCGGCGACAAGGCGAAGCCCGATGATCGGTCCGGCAAGGGCGGCGAGCCCGGCGGCACCGAAGAGCTTCCCGCGCAGGTTGGCGCGAAGTCGCCCGTCGGCGACAAGCCCCAGCCCGAGAAGGTTTAGTAGCAGGAGCTGAGGGGAACAGTGACGACGATTCTGGCGGGTCCTAAGCCTGGCGCGCGGCTCTTCCACGAAGTATTTGGTGGAGTCAGCACCCGTCGGCTTACGCTCGTTGAGGACGTTGACCAGACCGGGAAACCGACTGGGGTGGTGTACGCCAAGGGGATCTACGGCAAGGCCGACGAGCCCACCGGCAACAACCGCATCTACCCGAAGCAGCTCCTGACGCGCGAAATCGCGGCCCTTCAGAAGCAGATCGCGGAAAAGGGTGGCATCATTGGGGAGCTGGACCATCCCGCCGACGGCAAGACCCAGCTCAAGAGGGTGTCCCACGTGGTCACCAAGCTTGAGTTGCAGCCCAACGGTGAGATCTACGGCGAGTCCAAGATCCTGGACACGGAAGCCGGGAAGACCCTCAAGGAAATTGTCAAGTCGGGTGTTGCGACGGGTGTGTCGTCGCGTGGCCAAGGCTCCGTGATGATCAACGAGAACGGCCAGGAGGTTGTCCAAGAGGACTTCCACCTCGTAACGTACGACTTCGTGGCGGAACCGGCGTCTGCGTCGGCGTACCCGACGTTCATGATGGAAGAAAAACATCGTAGGGAGGCGGAGATGGCCGAAGCTGAGAAGAAACCCCTGACCCTCGAAGACCTGAAGGCGAATCACGCCGCGCTGGTCGAGGCGATCCAGACGGACACCAAGAAGTCCGCCGAGGAGACGTTCTCCAAGCGTCTGGCGGACATCCGGACCGAAGAGCGCAATCTCGCCAAGGATGACCTGCGCGAGGCGTTCAAGCGGGAAATCCTCTCCACGCTGGGCGAACAGCGTGCGGAGATCGAGAAGCAGGTTCGCAGCGAAGTGTTCTCCGATCCCAAGGTCGCCAAGGCCCAGAAGGTCCTGGAGACCATGAAGACGGTTCTTCGCCCCCTCATCACGGACGAGGACATCTCCTCGGTCGTGAAGGAGAAGGACGAGGAGATCACCAAGCTCAAGGCGACGATCGCCGAGGGCCAGAAGGCGCGCGAGGAAGCCATCGCCGAGTCGGCTCGCCTCCGTGACGAGATGAAGAAGCTCACGGAGCAGGTCGGCACCGTCGAAGGCGCCGCCCGCGACATGGGCTACAAGCTCTTCCTGGAGCGCTCCATGCAGGGCATGAGCCCCGAAGAGAAGGCGCTGGCGATGAACTTCGTCGGCGACCTCAAGGCCATCCCCACGGCCGAAGACCTCAAGGTCAAGGTCGAGGGCGCCAAGACCCGCGCCAAGCAGGTCCTGGCCGAGGCGGGCGCCAAGAAGGCGGCCGTCACGAAGACCTTCGAGGACATCGAGAAGGAAGTTGCCAAGCTGGAATCCGAGAACGTCGCCCTCAAGGGTGATGTCACCAAGCTGACCGAGGGCATGGAAAAGGCGGTCGGAGCGGCCAAGAGCCTCGGGCTCAAGGCGTATGCCGAGCGCAAGATCTCCGAGAATCCCCGTCGCCCCGAGCTGCGCAAGCTGGTCGATGCCAAGTCCTTCACGACGAAGGAAGAAGTCGACAAGCTGGTCGCCACCCTCACGGAGGAGCGCCGTCCCAGCGAGTCTTTCCGCCAGATGCGTGAGACCCTCGCCAAGGGAACGGGCCGCACGGAAAAGGAAGCGACGACGATCACGGAAGGCAAAGGCGAACTGATGGGCGTCTCGGTGGATGAGATGCGCCGGTTGTCTGGGTTGGGCAAGTAGAAAAAAAGATTCTCCTTTGGAGGGAGGTGGCTATGCGTACTGATGTAGTGAATCTGCCCGAAAGCCGTCGGTCTGTCGCCGACAAGGCTTACACGGGCGCGCTCGCAACGAAGTGGAAAGACCTGCTCGAAGGCGTTCAGGGCGATCACGTGCGTCGTAGCACGGCGATCCTCCTGGAGAACGAGATGTCCTTCCTCCAGAACCTGACGGAAGAGACTCGTGCGGCTCAGACGGGGCCGTTCACGAAGTTCATCTTCCCGCTGATCCGGCGGGTTTACCCGAACCTGATCGCGAACAACATCGTCTCGGTTCAGCCGATGACGAGCCCCGTCGGCGCGATCTTCTTCTTCCGGTACCGTTACGGCACCAACAAGGGTGCGACCACGGCCGGAACCGAGATGATCCCCCAGCCGAACTTCGACCGTTTCTACGGCTCGGAGTCGGTGTTCGGTGAGGCGGTCGGCGTCGGCGACGGCGCGACGGTCACCTTCACCACGGTCCTGGACTTCACGCCGGTGCGCTTGCCCGGTCTGACGCTCACGGCCGGTTCCGTTGTCGGCACGGCCGACGCGGCGGGTGCGATCACGGGAACGGGCATCACGTCCGGCTCGGTCAACGCGGCCACCGGCGCGATCACGATCACGTTCGCGGTGGCTCCGGCCGCCCCGGTCGCCATCGTGTCCAACTACCAGTACAACAGCGAGCTGAACCCCAGCGTGCCCCAGGTCAACCTGGACATCGAGCTGATCGAAGTCCGCGTCCAGACCCGGAAGCTCAAGGCGCTGTGGTCCAGCGAAGCGGCCGATGACCTCCGTGCGCTGCACGGAATGGACATCGAGACCGAGCTGGTCGCCGGTATCGCCAGCGAGCTGGCCACCGAGATCGACCGCGAGATCCTCGATGACCTCCTGGGTGGAGCCCTCGGCGGCGTGCCGGGACTCTTCGCTCCGTCGACGGACACGTTCAACCGGGCCGCGCCCGCTGGCGTCTCCGACTTCGAGCACATCCGGGGCATCATCATCCCGATCTCGAACGTCGCCAACAAGATCCACAAGAACACGCTCCGCGCGCCGGGCAACTGGATCGTTTGCTCGCCGGAAGTCGCCAGCGTGCTGGACAGCCTGCCCTTCTTCCAGGCGGTCGACCCCTCGCAGTACACGTACACGGGGACGATCGTCAAGATCGGCACGCTCCAGAGCAAGTGGACCGTGTACAAGGATCCGTACTTCACCAAGGACCGCATGCTGGTCGGCTACCAGGGCCCCTCGTTCCTGGACACCGGCTACGTGTGGGCGCCGTACATCCCGCTCCAGGTCACGCCGACGTTCCTGGATCCGGCGGACTTCACCCTTCGGAAGGGTCTCCGCACGCGGTACGGCAAGAAGCTGGTCCGCCCCGAATTCTACGGAACTGTGCAGGTCACGAACCTCCCCTGATCCTCTGACTGCACAAGCGTCTTGACATAGTCTCCAAGGAGAGTTAGAATCCTCCTGGTTCGAAAGAGCCAGGAGGATTTTTTTATGCCGAAGTCGACGAAGCAAATCAACTGGAGCCTGCTTCCCACCGGTGAAACGTGGACCACGGAATATGCGTGGTGGCTTGGTCTTACGTTCGGTGACGGCTGCGTGGATTTCAAACCGAGCGATTACCGATATCGCGTCTCGTTGTCCAGCAACAAGGCAGAGCAGGCCACGGCCGAAAAATGGAGGGCGCTGATTTGTCCGGAGGCGACGGTCCACGACGTTTCGGACAACGGGATCGAAACGGTTTTCTACCATAGCGAATTTGCCCAGTGGTTCGCCCGTGCATGGTGGTCCGGCGACAAGATGCTGAACATGCGCTACCCGGCTGGGAAGATTCCGGCAGCCGTGTTCCGGCACTGGGTCAGAGGCCTGATCGATTCCGACGGTGGTGTTCATCTTCGCGAAAGGGAGCGCGGCAATCCCGCACTGATCATCAGCTTCGACTCGTCTGTTCCCGGATTCACAAATGCCTTGGCTCAAGATCTTTGGAGTGCCGGGCTCCCCAAGGTCGGCGTGACCACAACCAAGAAAAAGGACGCGAAAACCGGGAAGATCTTCTTGGGTTGGCGCCTCAAGTGGTCTGGCGCTTCGGCCATTACAGTTGCCGATTGGTTGTATGAAGGATCCGCGCAGAGTATCCAGGAGGACGGTCGGTACGCCACATATCAAGAGGCGCTCAAACAGCGGGCAGGGCTGGCTCTTCCTTGCACAGCGTGTGGTCAGAAGTCGAAGTTCTCTGGCGGCCTTTGCATGGAATGCCTTTGGAAGACCAAGCCCAAGCAGTCGGATAAGCCGTGTTCCGATTGCTGGTCGCGCCCGGCACAGGTGCGCGGTGTGTGCAACGCCTGCTTCAAGGCCATGCAGCGACCATCTGCTGTTAGGGCGAGGCGGGTCTACGGAGCCTGCTCCGGCTGCAAGGAGCTTCTTCGCCATCGTGGTGTGAAGCTGTGCCCGGCATGCGCCAAGCGGAACTGGGAAGCGGTTGCTCCGGCCTGACCGAGAGTCCTTTTTTCTTTTCGATTTGCGGTTGACATTTAAACT